CATACAAAATTTCAACAATTACAGCAGCTGGTGTTTCAGACACAGTAGATTGGACATGATGGCACATTACGCATATTTAGATGACAACAATTTGGTAATAGCCGTAACAGTTGGCAAGGATGAAACTGAATTGATTGATGGTTTAGACACTGAAACTTACTATTCAAAAAATACTGAATATAAAGTAAAACGCACATCATATAATGCAGCGACCAATGGATTTCGTTTTAATTATGCGGGTATTGGATATATCTATGATGCAGAATTAGATGCATTTTATCCGCCTAAATGCCATGATGAGGCTGAATTAAGCAATAAATGCCAATGGATTTGTGCAAATTCTAGTCATGTCATTGATTAGCCAAAATGGATGGACTGCATCTGCTGATCCTAAAGAAATCGGGATTGGTTCATTTGTCGTGCCTGGCACAAAGATTAAATTAAGGTGCGCTGAATCAGTCGCTCCCCTATTGGTCACATTTGCCAGTGAATTTCATCAACACATTGAGCCAATTGATGAAGGTGGCTTAGATGATTGGGGTTATTGTTTCAGGAATGTCCGGGGATCATCAGACAAACTCAGCAATCATTCCAGTGGCACTGCAATTGATTTGAATGCAACAAAGCATCCATTGGGTCATGCAAACACATTCTCACCAATGCAAACAGTTTTGATCCAGGCATTGTGCAAGAAATATGGAATCACCTGGGGTGGTAATTTCAAACGCCCTGATGAAATGCATTTTGAGATTTCACTTAATCCAGCCAAATGTGCTGAGTTGATTGGAAAACTAAACCTAAAGAAAGCGGGTTAAAATGAAACTGAAACAGGCTAAGGAATTATTGGCTAGTTGGTCAAGATCATACCTAGCAGCTGCATTAGCAGTTTATATGGCAGGTGGCACATTCAAGCAAATGGCAATGGGTGGCGTTGCAGCAATCGCTCCAGTTGTGTTGCGTTGGATCAATCCTGATGATTCAGCATTTGGAGTTAATAGCAAAAAATGACCACAAATGAATGGGTTGCGGTGATCGGGTGCGCTATCGCCCTGCTCACTGCAATCTATTCAGTGATGAAAATGGTGACAAAATCCATCATGAGTGAGTTATTGCCAAATTCAGGAAAATCAATGCGGGATGAATTAAGAGTGTTAAGCGCCAGGGTTGATGCCATCTACGAGATATTGGCTAAGGATTAACGCGCACGCGATAATTTAGGCGCAGGCTTTCTGATTCGTTGCAAATCAAGTTTTGCCATATCAGCAGCATATTGTGCTTGAACGCTTTGATAAGTTGGCTCAATCGTTGTTGTAACTGGACTGTTTAACCATTCTTGATTGTCTTTATACAAATCAGCTGCGCGGGTGATCTGAGATAGCAATCCAGCCATTTGCCGACCATTCACGGTTATCTCAAATTTGCGACAATTGCCCTGATCCCTATCCCCTGATTCTGATTGACTCATAACCAGGAGAAGGTCACCAGGATTCACGACCCGATCATCTTCACCAAAAACGAATGCGACCATGCTGGACTTGAAATTAACTTCAGTTGTTGCCCGAATCCGCCCTGATGAGTTCATGGATCTCCATAGATTTCATGCCTACGGTGTGTCAATCCTTGCCAATTGTCAGTGGCTAGGTTTAACCTTTATCTCATCAAATGATACGCATTTGATAAATCGTTAGGCAAGGGGTTTGACTCAAATAATGTAGATTATCGGGGGGTTTGATAATCCGCCTTTCTACATTATGTAAACTAAATTATCGGCGATTACCGCTTATTTAGTCTGAGTTTAATCCCTGGTCTGACCATAACAGGTCGGGGGCAAATTGATGGCACATCTACGAGTGCTAGCACTCATTTCAATAATAACTGCAATCAGTTTCATTGCAGGATATAAATACGGATACCGCAACGGCGATCACCTGGGTTCACGCCGTGGTTTTGCTAGAGGTATCCAGGTATCTAGGCAGATCGTAAGTGAGGTCAGCCGTGGCGCTTGAAAATTATTCCACGGTTGCTGAGCGCATTGAACAATTTTGGACATTAAACCCAAATGGGCGAATTGACCAAAAAATCATTTATCAGGATGGCACGCGCTATATCGTGCAAACTGATTTATACAGGGATGCAGCTGACATGCTCCCCTACGCAACTGATTTTGCTGAGGAAATCAGATCCAGTTCAAATCGGTTTCCATGTGAAAATGCATCAACCAGTTCAATTGGTCGCGCATTACACACTGGTGGGCTTAGCAAATTCAGTGAAGGATTTGCACGGGAATCTAAAGATCGCATGGAGCGCGTAAATCTGAGCATTGTGCCTGATCCTGAGTTTGCGACCGTTGGTTCATCAATGGATGTGATGGTCAAAGAGATTTATGAGGGTGTCACACACTCAGAGAAACCCCAATGCTCACATGGTTACATGCTTGAGAAGGCTGGCGTGGGCAAGACTGGCAAGCCATACGCAGGCTATGTGTGCGGATCAAAGACAAATCAATGCAAGCCGATTTGGAATTGACATGGGCGGAATATCTTTCTCACGAGATGGTGTAACTGCTCACATCACCGCTGATGGTGAATTCCTAAATGAACGCCAGGCTCAGATTTGTGATTCATGCTTTGAGCCATTCAACCATATTGACATGATCAAGATAGTTGATCGGTTGTTTCATTTGTGCCGTGGCTGCTACTTAAAACACATCACCAAATGATCCAAGTAAGCCTATCCCCTGCTGAGGAAATGCACGCAGCCAGGGTGGCATTAACGCGCACCCAGGAATGCCGTCAAAGGGGTGTCAAAGAAAACATCAAAGACATCACCTACTTTCAAAACATCTACAACCAGTCAGAGGCAATCGGTGCAGAGATTGCAGCTGCTAAAGCCCTGGGAGTTGATCAATTTGATGCATCAATGTCAAAGTGGAAAGAATCCGCTGATGTTGGTCGCAACATTGAGGTGAGATGGTCGCAATGGGAATCAGCACACGCCATCTGCAAACCCACTGATCGTGAGGATGATCTGATCCTGCTGGTGACTGGTCGCTCTCCTGATTACAAAGTGATTGGATACATTCCAGTTGCCGTTGCACGCAAACCTAGATTCCTGCACAAATCAGGATCATGGTGGGTATCTCAGATCAACTTGCGCCCAGTGGAAACCCTTGCGAGGAGCATTTATGCCAACGCATCAATTTGATTGCTCAATTTGCGCAAAGGCTGGCAGATCATCAAAACAAATGTTTGGCATGACAAAGGGAGCATTTGAATTAACTGAACATGAATGGTTTGCACAATGCCTTGGTTGTGGAGCATTGGGAATCAAAATTATGGAGCAAAGTGAAACCATATTACCAAGATGATTTGATCACTCTTTATCATGGCGATTGTCTAGAAGTCACAACTTGGCTTGAGGGTGATGTGATGGTCACTGATCCCCCATATGGTATTGAATGGATGGTTGGCACATTTGATACAAGCAAAATCATTAGAGATCAGGTGCGAGATAGACGAAAACTGCAAGGCGGCGATATTGCTAATGATCACGATACTCAAGCGAGAGATGATGTGCTGGCATTGTGGGGTGATACCAAACCCGCAGTGGTATTCGGCACATGGCGTAAGGATCGCCCACCTGGAGTCAAACACAGGTTGATTTGGCACAAACAGGGCAGATTCCCAGGCGTAAATCCATCACCCTGGTATTCCAATGATGAGGAGATTTATCTAATAGGGAGCGGTTGGCAAGGCAAACCAACTCCATCAGTCATCAGCACCCAGGAATCAAGATCGTCACATGCTAAATCAGTGGGTCATCCAACACCCAAGCCGATTGGATTAATGGAGATTCTGATAAATAAATGCGCTCCTGGCGTAATAGTTGACCCATTTGCAGGCTCAGGCTCAACATTACTAGCTGCTAGAAATAGTGGGCGGCAAGCAATAGGTGTGGAAATTGATGAGCGTTATTGCCAAATGATCGCTGATCGTTTCAGTCAGAGCGTGTTGATATGAAAATGCGCTTGACAAGCCCAGTAGTATCGCCAATGCCCGCTGGAGATGCGGAGCACAAAATCTCCACGCGCGGCTCACTAACGGGATTCCTATGTCTATTGCT